CATCGGGATAGATTATCTATCATTTGATTTGGCACTACAAATATGAGGATAATATTCGATAATGCCAAAAGAAAACGCTTTTATTTAAGAAGTTCATGTAATTCTTCACGATATTGTTGTAATCGTTTCTCTGCATTGTTGGCGATAATTTCTTTATCTTCTCGAATAGCTTTCTCATAAGATTTTAATGAGTTACGAATGTTATCTCGTAGCTTTTTTAACACCCATTTTTTTTCTTCTGATTCAACAGATATCTTTTTTAGTTCTTCTATTAACTCGTTCATCCATTTAGGATATTCTATAGGCATCAATAGCTTTGGGGGATTAACTTCTTCTATTTCTTTATTTCTTATTTCTTTTTCAATCCTGATTTCTTCATCAGTAGGTGTATAATAGACTCTAATAGTAATGAATATGGCATCTGAATATTCAGAGGTAATATCTTTACCGGAATCAATTACTTGGATTTTATAGATCTGCTCGTTATCAATAAGTTGTGTGACTTTAGATGATTCATGTGCTGGTACATATCCAATCCTTTTTCTATCATGTACTATTTTAATAGCAAATTTGTCATAAGGATTATTGGGCTCTTTGATAAAATGGATGTCTGATAATATATCTAATGATAAAATAGTCTCTTTCGCTAAAGCAGTACGGTAATGTATTCCTGCTATATCAAATTCAATATATCTATATTTATTGTAATAGTCGTTATTTAGACGGTCTTCTTCTTCCTTTATTTGTGCCTCATGTTTCTCTTTCCATTTAGAGAAAGAAACATTATCTATAGTTACTAATGTGTTATCATTTTTATTTCCGATAGGGGTACTTTTTGATGAAGATTTATACCCAATAATCAAAAATATAGCAATTACAGATATGATTAATATTATATATATCATATTATAAATAGACGAATTCCTTATGTCGCGTGCCAACTGGAACCACCCAGCCACCCGATTTTACGGGTGCACGACATAAGGAATTCGCGAGTTAGTTTGTTCTGGCAGTTGCTAAAGTACATTCTTTTTGGGAATCTACAAACAAAAGTAGAGTTTTTTTGCTCTGCTTTTGTTTGTAGATTTAATATAGACTGAGAAAATTATATTAATTAAGAACGTGATTATTCTATATTATAGATCGCAAAATTTTCCAGTAGATTAATTCTTTGAGTAAAATAATGTAAAGGTACTGCTATATTACGTTGAGATGTCCATTCTAAAGCTGAAGACAAAAGTTCTTTGTTGATCGTCTTTACATTAAAATTGATTACTAGATTTGGTTGAGAAGGATCTCTAGTTAAGAGTTTATCGTTCTCATCGGAATTTTCATACTTAAAAGTATAACATCTTAATAGTAAGGCTATGGTGAAATGAAATTGTCTACTAGGAGAAGAACTATACTTTTCTTTAATCTGTAAAATTTGTTTTGGAATTATACTCTCTAATTGATCTGTAAGTTCTTGTATAGTATAACTTTCGTGGATTATTTTTGCATAACAATCGGATTCACAAATACGAAGGTATGTTAATAGACATATTAAATCAGCATATATGACTTGGTCATGTCTATACATATTCAAAGATAAACGAATATGAGCAAATATTTTTTCTATTTGTCTTAGTGATAGATTCTTATGCATAAAGAGAATATTGGCTATAGCCAAAAAAGATTCTTCTATTTCTCTAGTACCTCTTGGCCTTTCATATGCTTCGAAGCCATAGTAGTCATATAAATAGCTACAGAACTTCTCTACATCAGGATCAGGTAAAGCATATTCAATATCAATAAATCTTTTAAGATATTCATCGGCATTTATTGATTCACTTCCGTAATATCCGCGTATGGAGTTGCTTAATTGTTCTTTATCTATGGATAAGACAAATATAATATTAGGTATGTTGAAAAGATGTTTTATTCGTTCTAGTACCTTTACAGCATAATGTGGGTTACATCGATCAAGCTCGTCTATGATAAATATCAATGGTTTCTTTTCGCAAACTTCATCTACAAATATTTCGAGCTTTTTTCGAAATTCTAGTAGACTTCCTTTTTGGCTTTCATAATTATCTATTTCTTTTTCCAACATGGAAGCCCCTTCTTCGGCACAATCACAAAGAATCTCAACTACTTCTTCTCCTGCATATTTCTTAATTACTCCCTTGAACATTGCAGGGACTGCCTTTAGTACAATTCTTCCCGCTGTATTTATCATGGATGATGCTAAGTCCTTTGTTCTTTTAGAAGAATTTATTTTGTTAAGTTCACCAAGTAGACCTACAAGAGGATCTGAAATAAAGTCATTTTCCCAAGCATTAAAGTATAATGTTTGGAAGTTATCTAGTTCTAGGTATGCTTTCCACATTTCTACAAATGTGGTTTTGCCTGTTCCCCATTTGCCGTCTATAGCTAAGACAAATCCTTTTTTATATGTAGTGATAATAGTTTTAAGTACTTCTGCGTACTTTTCTCGACCTAATTTGCAATTTAAAAAGGGCTGGTCAGCCGGGATTTCTAGTTTTTCAAGTTTACAATTCATAGTACGTGTTTTTAATTTGTTACAAGTGCAAAGATAAGAGGAATAAAATTGAATGTACTAAAATAATGTTGTATTTTAGCTCAAAAATAGACTATGGAACAGAAAAGTATTATATCAGAACAGACACGAAAGGAACTTGACAAAAATACGGTTGACTTCTATTTAAGTGAAGCTGAAAAACAATTGGATGGCGTGGTGGATGTGTCTAATAGAATAACTGAGAGGGCATATATTCTATTAACAGGTATTATTACTGTACTGACTGGATTTGGATGGATATTGAATATGCAGGAAGGAAATATAAGTCTTGTTTTAATTTCTATCATTGGTATATTGGCTTCTATTGTGGTTCTAGGTATTTTGATATTGAAAATTATATGTATTCATACAGTTTGGCTACCCGGTAAAAAACCGTCCGAACTAGATATTGATATCTTCATTGATTATTATTGTTCTTGTAAAATAAGAGGTGATAAGCGATATGTGAATATTGTAGCTGATCATTTGGAGGCTATTGAAAATAAAATAGCCCTTAACCTGGAAGATATCAGGGTAAGGACTACTTGGTATGGGCGTTGTTTAAAGATATGCTTTTTTACGATCTGTATAATAGTACTTATACTGGTTGCAGAGCATTTTACTTCTGTTTGGGCTTTGGTGCACCATTGGTTTGAACTCCACTGCCCGGTCTGATTTGAGGTTTGATCGGTTTACTTGACTGTGTCCCTTTTTTCATGGTTAAATATGGCGAATCCCTTATCACCGCGCGCCAAAAGGTTATATAAAGACCTTAATCCGATTTTACGGATTACGCAATGAAAAGGGATTCATATTTTTATATAATTATTTGGCGACAGCTAAATTACAAATACTTATGAAGATCGCAAAATGAAAATCGTTTTTTTGAAACTTTACTTTCATATAAATAGAAAAGCAACCGTTATTCGGTTGCCTTTTTAAACTCCCTGAGCTGATCAATCGCTGTATTGAATGTCGGATTTTCCCAGTTCTTTGATACCATTTGTATCATAGTGCTTAGGAAGGATCCACAATCAAGAATTTTAGTGCTTTTATTTAGTTGAATATTTCCTTTTGGATAGGCTTTATTCTCTAATATTTTCTGTGCCCAAGAGAGTATCTCTTGGACTGATTCTTGATTATAAGTTTCTGCCATCTTTATATATAAATAGGAAATAGGTTAATAGTGCCCATGTTCGGTAAGTGTGGAGTTTACATTATCTGTTACTTGATGTAAAAAAGAACCTGTGTTCACTATATCAACAATAACTGTTGGATCAGGATGGTATTGCTTTTTGTGATTACTGTCTGTACAGACAATAGATATTGAACCTGGATTTATTATTGTCGATCTAAAATTGTGTTTTGAACCATGATGTGGTATTTGTATTGTTTGGATAGTTGCGTAGAGATTTTGTAAACGTTTCATTAGTCTATTATAGAGTATGTCTTTATCGGTATTTACATCGCCGTAGTATATGCAATTTAATCCTGTTTTATACATTTCGTATCTTCCTGGTTGATAAGAAAAAAAAATGTAGGGAATGAAATTTAGGCACATTCCAGAGAAGACCACTAAGGATGTATCATTAATATTTCCAGATAAATTTTTGTATACATTTTTGATTCTATCATAGTTGTTTTTAATATAAGATACTGAATCGAGCTTAGAATGATCTAAGCCTTCAGCCTTTAATGCGACTTGCAATTGTTTGACTTTAGCAGCATAATTATAATTAAATGGAATGAAGCACCAATCAGCAATCGGTACTCCAATGTATGTAGCTGTAATTGATCTACCGCTAGGCATTGTAAGTTCTTCATCTCTGGTTTCATTGTTGTTATCCTCGCTTTCTTCTTCTGGAAGTATCCGGATTATTTCTGCTTCATTCCTAAAATAGTTCTCAGTATTGGTGATAAGCTCTTCATAACCAGCTAAATCTCTATTTGAGTATGCGAATAGTACCCTGTCGCCTTTGGGAATATAAGGTATCACTACTCTTTTTATTCTGCAGTGTTTCATTAGCTTTGGGATTCCGCTAATGTGGTCTTCATGAAAATGGGATATGAAAAGAATATCAATTTGTTCTCCTTTATTGAATCTAGATTGAATCATCAAATCTAAATTAACTCCAGCAGTAACAGTACCACAATCGTATACGATATTGAAATATTTCATAGTATGTGGATCAACGTGTTTTTCGGTATAGAAAGCACCGAAGCCTACAGGGTGAAAAATCCGTGTTAACTCCATAATGAAAATGGGCGAATCCCTCACTATAGTGCGCCCACCGGTGTTATTAACCGGAACCAGATATCTGGTTACACTATGGCAAGGGATTCATGTTTTAATAACGATATTGGGCAGGTGCTAAAGTACAATCTTTTTCAGATTCGGCAAAAAGTAAGCGGAGTTTTTTGCTCCGCTTACAAATGAAAGTTAGAAGTTGGCCACTTCGTAATATTTAAAAAAGTAATATAGCGCTACCTTGTGCCATTTGGTAAGCTCTTTGTCACCGGACAGAAGTGAGGATACGGTGCATTTGTCAATACCTGTATAGTTGCTCAGGTGCTTACTTTTTAATCCCAGGCGTTCCATTCGTCTTTTTATCCAATCAACGGTAATACCGTCGATGTCTTTACGGTCGAAGTTTACGGCAGATACGGTCAGCTTCCAGTTGTCCGGGATTTCTCCTTTAAACATTTCACGGATACGTTCAGTCAGTTCTTTTTTACTAAGGAACTTGTCATTTACCAGATCTTTTTGTTCTGCTCGAACAATTAACCGGCCTTCATTATAGGAGACAACTTCAATGGAGATGTGCCCCATGCGCTGATACTGCCTTGCAAATTCATCTATTCGCTTTTTACTCTCGGCAGGGAGAGGTAGTAATTCAAGATTCTTCATAATTCATCAATTTACGTTTTGATAATCGGGTATTTAATAATACAATATACTTTGTAATGGAGGGGCTTTCGCCCCTCCGGATCACAATTTGATGAGTCTCATTTGCCCGATGTCGAAAATTGCAATCTGTTTGTTTTCACGCCCGAATTGCTTGGCTTCTTCAAGGTTGGTGAAAATCTTGATGGAGTCGAAATAAAACTGATTGTTTTCTTCGTTAAGCCATCCACCGACTTTCTTTTCGTGCATCAAAGCATGATTAAGAACTCTTTTCAATCCTTCTTCTCCGAAACAGTCTTGGGTTTCAAGATAGGCGACTGAAATACCTTTTGTGACCTTTTTTAAGGTTGTGAGGTCAACCGTGAATCCGTCAGGATTCGCATCTGCTATCTTTAGGATAGCCTCGAACAATTGTTCCATAATATAAAAGAACTTATGCGGACGTCACCCGCGTTTGTTTGACACTGCAAATATACAGAAAAGTTTGCTACTAACAAACTTTTTGTTGTTTATTTGTTTGCTACTAACAAACTTTTATCTGTTTCTTAGACTTTCTTCGGTTTCCTCTTTACGTCTGATCGATTCGTCCATTGCGTACAAGGCATCAAGAAAAAGACCTTTTCTGATTTCCGGCTTTTTGGTCATGTCTGATTGTGCAAGGGAGTCAAGTAGTCGGAGCTGCGAATCAAATACACGACCGTTACTTTTTCCTTCTCCGGAGAATATTCGTGGATAAGCTTCGGCCATACAGGAGAGACTTCCTAGAATGTACCAGTACATAGTTATTTTTTTATCTTCAGGGAGATGTTGCAGAATGGCTGCATCTTTATCCAGACAATTGATATCGAACTCTTTTCCACGATGCCACAGACAAGCTAACAGGTGATTGATCTTTTTAGGATCTGATTGCATGGCGTCCAGGTATGTTTGCAGATACATGAATTGTGCAAAGGTGATATCGAATAATTGGTCTTCCGGGCCGGTGAATTTTCTTAAGCGGCAACGGAGGGTTGGATAAGGATTGGTTGTCAGTTCAGGGTTAATAAGGTATTGTTTCAATGAGGTATTGAGGCGGTTCTCTACTTTACGAATCAGAAAGTTGAACTGATCAGCAAGCAGGCTGATTTCTTCCGGAAGGAGAAAGTATTGACGGCTGCGAATCTGGAAACGGACAGTTTCACTTTCCTGCCCGATTTTTATACGGACATATTCCTTGAATATTTTTTTGTGCCGGCATACGTGCGCTTTTAGACAATAAAGCATCATGTAGACTTTAACTTGCTCTACCGGTACATTTGATTGGGTAAGTGCTACTAGATAAAGAAGCTGCTTGGGGGTTAGTTCGTCCCAGTTTCCCGGTATCTTGTAAATATCGTCATTGATTTGTATTGTATGCATGATATTATGATATTGAGGTAAATAGCTTTTTGTCTTTGGAATTGAAGTTCATAGCTTGAGATATTGTTTCAATTCCAAGTTCCGTCCCGTTTTCTGTCAGGTAGGAGCGTATCTTGCCGGCGTAGTATGTTGCCTGATCGGCGAAGAAGTTACCGTTTGCGGACGGATCTTGATAAATCGGTCGGATAGTGGGGGAGTATTCGATCTTTCTACCGGATATACGTTGCTCGGTTGTTTTCTGTGAGGTGTACAACTCGGCTGTTTTATTGGCAAGATAACGGATAATATATTCAATAAGTATCTTCTGTTTGGGTGTTTCCTTACTTTTAGAGAATGCTTCTTTCATTGCTTCATATACTTTGTCCGATATCATTTCCCGGACGTTATGTTCCTGAAGCTGGCGAATGGTAGGGAACATGATGCGATAAGATAATATGGAGTAGTCTATATTTACCATGCCGATATCTTGAAAATCCGTCGCATTACGGATAAAACAAAAGCGGGAAATAGTGTCAGCGACATAGTCAGAATAATCCGCCTTGTTTTCTTCCAGGTAGGATATCAACCGGTCGAGAGCTTGCATTCCCCGGAAGCATAGGTTTACTTTGGCTGCTGCAATTTTTGTGTCACTGGCAGGAGAACGTTGCCCTTGTACATTACTTACTGTGATGCCGCTGTCTCCAAACATGACACCTAATTCGTCAGTAGCAAGCATTAGGGTCAATGGGCCGAGTGCACGTAGTAATCTGTCGCATAATTCAGATTCTGGGCATTCTTTTGCTTTTTTGATGACGGACTTTCCGATGTATGGCTCTATGTAGATATCCAATGCGTCTTCGATATATGGTTCGATAGACTCATAAGGCAGCGAGGCGTTTATTTTGACTACCTTTTTAAAAGTTTCGATGTCGGGGATGAGTATATTCATTTTTGTTCAGTTTCCGGGGTTAAACCTGTGTTCTTAGTTGCTCCCGTACCTTTGTCAAGTGTGGTCAACTGGCAGTTAGTTACGGCAAAATAGATGTCTTTAGGCCACTGGTTTATAGCCTTGACAAAGTATAGAGGTTCCAGAGTTAGATCTTGATACATTTTCATTAGTGCCTGTTCAATAGTGAATAGCTCGCGGGCTTCGGTACCATTGATACTTTTTCCCTTTCCCGGAGCTGCGCCGATAATGCTGGGGTGTACCCCCATTCCGTAACACATCATGTTACTGACTTCTTCACTGTCTTCGATGTATTCTCCACCTTTGAAGAATGATTCGAGAGGGGTGATAATGATATCTTTATCTTCAAATCCTTTTATACGGTCATAGCGAAAGTGGGATATAAAACCTTTGCCGGCATTTTCTTCGCCGGCTAAGAAGTCGTTCATGTCTTGAAGGAATTTACCTCTGCGGATTGCCTTTTCATCATCTTTGACAATCTTTTCTGATGCGTATAACTTCTCCCAAAAGGTTTCTTGGATATAGATAATGTATCTGAGTGCCATTTGATTCTTGATCAGTGATTTTTTGAAAACAGGGATTGCACTGGAGAAATCATACCAGCCGGACGCAAAAACGCTCCACCAATACGGATGGCTGTAATAAAAACGTCCTGGAGTGGAGATACGAAGATTGTGGATGAACCTACGATCTTTGCCTACTATTGTTTTTCCGTTGTTGTTAGGCGCAAGCCCGATTCTTATTTTTAAATCGAGCAATGGAGATTGCCTGTCGAGCAGGGGAGTGGCGACAAGATCTTCCGGTGTTCCTTTATGCCATTCGGCTGAGTAACCGTGCCACTCGCTTTTCCCGGTCTTCTCGTCAATCTCACTTATTCGGGAACAGGTAGACTCTTTTGCTTTGATTTGTACGATACGGGGAGATTTATCATCATTGTTAAATATATACTCCAGATAGCCGTCATAGAATATAACAAGGTCATTGGCTAACTCCATACGTATAAAATTGAAGTTGTTGTTTTCGAGGAATTCAAAGATTTCCGGCTGTTCCTCCGGGAGGACTTCTTCTTTTATTATTTTCTTTGTAGCCTTATCGCGATACTTGCGATATACGAGTATGCTGTCTCCGAATACGACTTTGTTCTTGAATTCAATGTTGCTTCCTACGGTAACATTAATCCCTATTTTTTTCATAATGTCGTAAGGCATATTATTATTTCGTCCACGTTGCATAAATTTAATTGGAGCCGCTTTCCCTTTGGGAGTAACTTCAATAGCGGATGTGTTTTTGTCAGTGGTGATATCGGTGTTATCACTGAATTTGATAACATTATTGCCACCTTTTAAGACGGCATAGGTATCATATCCTTCCAGAATAAGGTTAGCTGGTGCCTGTTGCAGTTTTTGCTGTTTCATTAGAAATATACTTTGAAATTATTGAATTTGGTGACAAGGCACCGGCGAATCTTTTTGGGGGTAACTTCTCCACAGGGTAATACATTGATTGTGCTTCCGCTGCTATGGAATGAAGTTAATACTGCTCGATCGTAAGTAACCAATTCGCCATTGCTTTTTTTGCAGAATTGGATAGAGAATTCAAGAGGCTTTCCGTCTTTTCTGCGTTCCATTATCTGCCAGATCTTACTTTGATGTATTCTTTTGTCTTTTAGCATGATTGATAAAGATTAAGATGATAAATACTATTGGAATCCCGATGATTAGTCCGTATTTGATGCCGTTGTCTATTCCGGTTGCGACGGAATTACCGGCGTCTCGGTGAGACTCTAATTTGCTGTCTTGCTGAAACGTGATATCAGTTTTCGTCTTTTGCTTCTCAGATATGTGTACAGTGTCATTTTCTTGTAGCAGGGTTTTGATATTCTTCTCGCTCCCCTCAATCTCGATATCCGATATCGGGAGTAGGCCGGTAGCCGGATTTGTAGCTTTCGATGTGTCGAAGTTGACTTTGATCTTCCAACCTTTATCGGCTTCTTCCTTATTGAAGTTGAATCGGGAGTAGATATCTCCGGTTCTATCGTACAGAGTTGAATCTGAGATAGAAAGATTACTTTGCTCTTGAGCGCTACGATCTTTTTGATAAGTAGTACGGCAACTACACAATAGCCAAGTGATAGTAAGGCTAGCAAGAAGAATGAGGGTGTGTACATGATGTTTCATTGTTTTCGGTTGTTACACAATAGGTTTATACATTTGAATCGTTTCAGGTCGGCTATTTCGTTTTCGTTATCCGCTATCTTTTTATCCTGATCTATTTGATTGTTTTCTAGCTTTTCTATACGGGTAGCCCACTTTGTTTCGCTTTCTATTCTCTCTTTCTTCATAGCTTCTTTGTCGGCTCTCAAGTCAGCGATTAGTTCCTGATATACATCTTGTACGGAGCTGAGAGCTTTGGCTTCCGCTTGTTTTTTTGTGTACTTGAGTGTAATCACCCCAGTGATGAATGACAGGAGACCACCACCGAGTATGAATGTGAGTAGATTCTGTGTAATGATATCGTTCATGACCTTCTTTTTATGCAAAGGTATCAGCTACCTGGTAGGTCATAAAGGACACGCCTACGGCAGAAAAACAAGTATCACGAGCGTGATGATTTTTGAGGGGACAGGTGCTGCATATAAGGGAAATTGAAAAACTTTAGGTCGAAACTTCTTTTCAGGGCGGTGCGTGGTCTTTTGATCAATAAAGGGGAAAATTTTCCCCTTTATTCAACTATTTAATTTGATAATCAAAGACTTTTAAATTTTATTGTGGGAATTGTATGCGACAAGCAAAAAGCACAGATATATGGTAACCTGTGTTCTTTGTTGAATAAACTAATGATTATTCCGGTTGTGGAATGTTGATTAGTTTTTGGAGTTGATAATAACTCATCTTTGATTTGCTTTATTGATATTTTTGTTAAAATCAAATTTAATAATTTTGCATGGTATCTTTTTATTTTGGTTGGAAACAATCTTTTTTTTGTAATTGGTTAGAGTTTTGATTACAGCGTCTATGCCGTTTTCCCTAATAGAACCTATAGTTGATTTTGCTGTCCCTATGTAATTCCCGTTCATATCAAAAATGGCGGATTCTCCCTCTATATGAATGAAACCTGACTTATTGTCTATAATGCGGCATTGCGAAGAGATAATTCGTTCTACATATTCCTTCATAGCTCGCCTCCTTTTTCATTAAATGTAATATTGACTGTGCCTCCATTGGCGTGGATTACAATACCTCTGTGCGATTTATTCACTCGGAGACGTTCGTTACCTTCAGCTACTTCAAGGCAAATGTTGGAAAGGGCTTTCTGAAGCTTTTCTACGGATATATAGCGTCCGTTTGCGCTTTGGTTTTTCTTTTTCATTTTGGAGATCATTTAAAATGAAATAATATGTTGATTAAATACGGGAAGGGAACAAAAAAGTTCCGCTTTCCCGTTGATCTCCACCTGAAACAGGCAGTGGGCGCATTAACGCTCCACACGGGGGTCGGAACTATATCATGAGCTATGGACATAAAAAATGCCCGCAGCGAATAATTGGCGAGCCTACTCGCCTGTTTCAAATGGAGATCGCTACAAAGATGGTGATTCTTTTTGAATGAGCAAAATAAATGCTGATTTTTTAGATTGAAATAGCCTATCTTTAGTAATGTAATGCAGTAGGGATAGTAAGATATTGTATTGGAATCAAAGAAGCACTTAATAGGAAGGTTTTATTTCGTTCCACTATAGTTATTCTTACGCATGACTATAGTGGAACGAAGTAGTAGTTGCAAGTGAAGACAGAAGTATTGGTTAGTAGTTATAAATATAAAAGCACAAATAAGATATATATTTGCGCTTTTATATTTATAACAATCTATGAAGTTTGAAGAATTTAGATACTCAATGTTGGTTCTAAATCTTCTCCGACTATATACTTAAATGATTGAGGGGCAACAAAAGAAGAAAATAAATCAAATGGATTGATTGGATTCTCATAAAGTTTAGGTGAAGAAATTTTTAGCGCGTAACCTCGTTTACGACCTTCAAAATATTGATCGAAGAATTCCTTGGTAATTCCTGAAGCTTCTTTGGTTTGATCCCATAATTGTTGAGGTTCTTTTTCTATAATTGTTTCAACAGTAAATTCTCCGACGATCATTCCTTCCGGTTTTGTAGAATACACCACTACTTGATTTACATTTTTGGTAAATATAGCTTTTCTGTATTCATACTTTTTGTTTCCGGCAAATATTTCACGAACAAATTCCGGTTTAATCGATAATAATACTTTCATTTATTTTTCCTCTTGAATTTATATTGTTAAATTGCTCATCTGTTATTTGAAAGAATCCCCAGTATTCATTGCCATCTAGTCCAACCTGTTCGATTAGCTCATTACGAGTGACCCTTCTATCAAATGCGGCATTATAAGTCATTTTAATAACAACCATATTATATGTTGTGTACCACTTCTTTAACTCATTTTCATCAAATATGCTATAGGCATTAGCATATTTGATAAAGTCATTTACAGAAGCGAAATCTTTAGCTTTCTTAATTTCTTCAACCACGCATATAGAGGAAATTACGCTTCTATATTTAGCTGGTCCTGCATGATCAGAAGTACGATATATAAGTAAGATGTCCCCTTTTTCAAGTTGATCAAGCCCATTCATACTTGATACATATATCTTATGGATACTATTTGTATGTGTAACATCTTTAATGAGCACATCCTTACTCCTTTCTTCTGTATTCAATATTGAATCAGGAAAAAGAGGAGTGTGGTATTCAGGTTTTACTGATAAAATGAATTTTCGGACATCCTTAGCATGCACGAAAGGATAATCTAATAATATATCGCCAGTATAACTTGTCATTGATTTTGTAAAAACAAGCTCTGGCTCATCCCCTTCTCCTTTAGTTCCGTATTCTGTGAATCCATATCTTTGTAATAGCGTGATTAAACCTGTATGTTTTTTATAGATGGTCACATAAATTTCACAGACTCCTATATATAAAGCAGCTGCAATGATTTTCTTGACAAAGTATTCTCCTAATTTTGTTTTATGTGCATCTATCTTGAATGTACCGACTTTCAATCTACTAGCAGCAGGCATTGGAGGATTAATGTCATTTAATTCTTCTGTTTCATGTTTCATATAGAGAAATCCTTGGAGCTTTCCTTGGTCATCTTTTTGAATGAATGCTTTAGCTCCTTTTTTGGCCTTTTTAGTGTACCATTCTGAAAATTCGGGATAATCTTGTTTTAGTGAATCGAAAAAAGGATCAGATAAGTCTATATCACAAAATTTATTTTGTTTCATAGTTGCAACCTCCTTAGAACACTCTTTAGCAATAATGTGCCCATTTTTATGTAGAATTCATTTTGAATAACACTAGTGCTAAAAAGTTATTTTCAATAATATTTAGGGCACGACAAAGGTTGGAATAATATTCGGGAAAAACAAAGAAATGTAATAAAAATGCGAATAATAAATTATTTATTATTCAGAAAGAAGATTCCTCCAGCATGTGTACCCGGCAGAGTGAAATAGAAATTCATTCCTAGCCATAGTGTGTCAAATGCATCTGTGATGTGCGTTTTATATTCGTCCGGATTATCAGGTGTGTCGGGTGTTCCTTCAGGCGTTTTATCCTTTTCAAATCCGTTCTTTCCCTGTTTGACCCCAGTTTGTTCCATTGCTATTTTCAGGAATTCGTTTTGATGAAGGTTTATTTGTATCCAAAGAAATTGCGGATCTCCTTTTAAGGTTAAGTCAATGTTTAAGTGCTTCCATTCGTGTTTCGGAGCTTGTCCGACATATACCATTGTGACATGATATCCGTTTTCTTTGAATACACGTTCGATGATGTCTGCATAGGTTTCAGTAGAAGATCCGGATTCCCATGTAAAAGTATGGTCATAGTAGATGACTACATCTCGATTAAGCTTCGGACGGTAATAGTCGGCTATCATTTTGACTAGGTCTTGCAATTTTCCGGGAGTTTTGACGTAAAATGACTTGAGTACGCGCATCGTGTGATCATCCAGCTGTCCGACGACTGCGGTGGATATGGATGCATTGGAGTCAAAGGCCAGATGAAGCTCCTTTGAAAAGTTGAGGTCGCCGTCGCCCAGACAACCACATGTCGTTAGTTTGCTCCAGTTACTGCCTAAATCCCGGAGACGTCCGTTATCGCCAGGTGTGTAGAAGTGAATATCATCATCCAGAGCCGAATAAAAGCAATTTTCAATCCGGAATAAACGCTCGTTCATAAAAGCAGTACGCCAGATCAAAGGAGGCGAGTTCCGGTACATCTGCCAAATGAAGTCTTCACCGAGTACTTCCAGATTGTCGAACACATCATATTCACCGTAGAAGACGGTATATTCCTTTGTTTTTCCCGGGAGAGGTTTGATAGGAGGTTGATATCTCCGTGCAAGGTCTAAATCGCGTTGATATTCTTTGATCATGCGCATTACATGGTCAGTGAGTGGCTTTCGTTTGTATTCTTGTAGCTTGAGATACAATGTTCTGATTAGATTGATATGTGCAGGCGACATCTCGTCTATCTTATCGAGAATCCATTTTCCCATAGAAGCAGTCGGCATATCTGTTGAGTAACTTACGCTGTGGTGATGAGGACAGTCGCCGAAATATTGCCGATTACCACGATTGGCGGGATCTACTTCACTTTTAATTTTCTCATAATTGAGAAACTTAGCTTCGGGACCTATCACCCAGTCGAGTGACATAGAGTTTGCGGACATTCCTTGATTGAAGGAGAGAATTACCATGACGGTACCATTCCAAAAATGAAATGCATTGCTCCAGCCATCGCCTAATACCGGGCGTACCGGTTTGGCGAATCCCATGCTTTCTGGAGCTTTGTGGCCAACGACATAATGTATTCCTTGTATATATCCCCACTCAGCAAGTGCTTTGCAGATTGCCGGTAATGTGTTTCCCCATGCCTTGGCGTAACTCGGAGAGATTAGGCCGCCTAAAGAACCCGGCATTTCCCATACGTTGCGGAGAATGATGCGTGCGTCAATCCCTTCGGATTTTCCGGTACCACGTGAGGCAACTATATATTCATCATGTGCATTGATAGACATGGCATGGCGTTGCATCTTATTGAAGAACTTGTCTACAACCTCATCTCGTTTTCTGCGGAGTTCATATGCGGAGAGGGCAGGAGAGTTCTGCGGATTCATTCTTTCTCCTCCTCTGTAATAGGTTTGATGTCTACTGCTCTTTTACTTAGCATTCCTTTAAACAGGGTGCGCAGCTCTTCCCGTTTTTCTTCAAGGTTTTCAATCTCTTCAAGTCCTTCCAGGAGGGTGACGTCGTCCGAAGGTTCGAATGACGGAGGAATCATTTGTGAATAATCGAATTTATTATCATCTTTATCTGCACGTGTATATTTGCCTATTTTATCCAATGCGGCAGCAGCTCCTTTTGCATCTTCTTTGTCCATTGCCATATTAAAAGCCCTCTTACCACCTTCTACAATCATATACCGGTACCAGGATGTTGCAGCTAGTTGGATATTTCCGACTAACCGGTTGATCATACCGATATCCCGGTAGGCTTGTGATTTGGAAATCGGTTCTGCATTTCCTCCACAACCGTGTATTAGGAAGTTTACCAACTCAGTGTCCGGAATAAGTGGTTCTTCCATTTTTTTACTGACACATAACATCATACGTTTTTTGATTTCCATTTCCCTGGGGGAAAGGATGGTTGTCGATTCGTCCTTATCTTTGTATAAAGCTCGTTCGATTCTCTCGTATGTAGGATCTTTCTTTGGCATTATTCATTGATGCTTTGTTCTTTCATGTATTTATCAGCAAGAGGTTCGGCGGCAGGACTGCCAGCAACGGCCAGTTTGATAACTGTTTTCCGGAGATTGAGCTTGGTCTGAAGTCTCCCCTGATGATAGGAGGTATATATAGGTGAACTGCAATGATTTTTACATATATCACAGAAGTAGTCACGTTGATCAGTCGGGGTATCTAGCAGTATTGCGATTTCTGCCGGAGGTAAAAGTGCTGCAGACATATCTTTTATTTGCTTTAATATTTCTTCGGACAGAGTCATTATTCTAAACTTTCATAGTGGATAGCGTCTTCATACGCTTGATTAAACATATTTGAGAAATAATCGAAATGCTTTCCGGAAGTGAAATAAAAGCCGTTTTCCCATCGGTGGTTTTGATTAAGGTTAGCAGATCCTGCAATTCCAAATTTATATTGTTCGTTTTCGACTAGCAATAGTTTGGCATGGCAGGAATCAATCCGGATTCTCGGACTAATATTTGAAGCAAACAGTAATAGATCAAGCTTATGACGTTTTACGGTCGTATCCAGCAAAAGAGTAAGGCTTTCGATTTTCTTTTCGTCTGAAAGGAAGAAAAGTGGACGCAGACTGTCTTCCGAGATACTGAATGTTGCTATTTTTACGTGTGCCGGGCCTATATCCGATAAAAGAGAGGGCAACACTTCATGTATTGCCCATTCTCCCTTGTGCATGAATGGCTCGATAGAACCGGGGCACAATGCAAGTGGAAAGTTATCCTGCACTCTTTTCACCTTGTGTTGCTGTTATCTCTGCTTCCAGTATGGCAAGTTCCGTCTCATACTTCTCAATGCGGTCCAATGCATTCTGCATGACAGTCTGTTTGTTGTCCTGCCTGGCTCGTTCTGAAGCGGCTTTGCTGTTGGCTATATTATTTTTCAAACGCTTGATTTGGCGGGCAATTTCAAAACCGCGTACAATACTGTTTTCACTTAGTATTGGCCGCTTTTCTTCAAGTTGCAGTTCACCTTTCCCTTCCGCCCAGGTATCGATCTGTTTCCAGAGTTTGCGACGTTCATCATCGAGCTTGCACAGTTCTTCGGCTATCGGTTGTCGTTCTTCTGGTGGTATGTCTTGGTTGGCCACATCATTATGCAAACTTGCATATAAAGGTGCTATTTCTTTGATACGTGCGTAAGCTTTCCGGATAGAAGGACTGAGTGATTCTTCCGTGATAATCTTGACACCCGGAGTGTTCAGTGTTTCGCATTCGTTTCGTAAGGCGGATAGTTCAGACATTTTTTCGTCAAATTGCTCCTGAAGGGATGCCAGTTCTTCGGTATGGCTTTCGCTGTCATTTTCCAGATCATCAATACGGGACTGCAATTCATTGACTAATATTTCAAGCGAAGTGATATTTGCTTGTTTTTCTTCGATTACTTTTTTCCGTTCACTCTCGTTTATGGTCCTAACCACGGCAATTTCCTCAAGAGCGGCAGGATATAGTGAAGGAGAATATTTGATTTCCTTGTCAATTTTCGACAGGCAATTGACAAGCTGGGTGAAATGCGGGTCAAAAATATGTGGACTTTCCGGAGCTGTATCTAGGTAAGCTGCGTATTTCTTTTTCATAGACTCTTTAGCAAGAATCCCGAAAAGAACCAGACCGTCAGCATATTTGCGCTGGCGGTCTCCTAACCATTGGCTGAGTTGTTCTTGTCTGATCATATTATTCGATTGGAGGCGTTGGGGCCGGTTTTAATCCGCCTATGACTTCCATATCGATGGGAGTTTCCAGGAAGATCGCAGAGTAATTGGAATCGGCGGTAGCCGTATAGGTGGTACCGCGACGGTCGCTTCTTGCTTTTCCTCCATTGAATGAAGGAGCGGTAGAAGCATATAATCCCGGTTGCCCCATGATCATTTGTCTGCCGTCAGAGTCTTCAAAAACGTAATAGCCTGCTGTGTTTTTTACCAATGCATTGAATGCATGCATTTCAGGAGTATTGCCGGGGAAGAAGAAGCTCAGTGTTTGTTTATAGCTGATCCCGTCAGCTTCACCTTGCTGCTCCGCTTTATAGTCGACTGTTGCATCTGTACTATATAGATAAATAGGTTGCTTATACGTCCCTTCTGCAGGAAAAGCAAATGTACCGGCTGCCGTCACTAGTGCTTCATTGTCTGCTGCTTTGCCGGGATCCGGAACGGTGGGTACTGTATTGGGTGCATCAAATGGGACGAACAGTAACCGTCCTTTATATCCACCCATATTATTTTGACCGACATTCCATTTCAGCGGTGCGAAGGCCGGACCAGCTGCCAACATGGTCAATATATTTCCATCAAGATGACATGTCTGAGGGTGTAGTTCCGGGATTGCAATAACCAAAGCCACAAAGAACATACAGAGTATTAGGTAAGTATATTTTTTCATTAGTGTAATTGTTTAGAGTGAATAGGATAGAGCGACCAAAATGGCCGCTCATTTTTTTATCTCAGTTTAGGTATAAGCACCGGTTGCGGTTGTAACTGCGCCTTCCACGACAGTCACTTCCTGATCGGCAGGTTTAGTCTTACCGTCTACAGCAGTAAATTCAATAGTGTACTTGCCGGGTGTGAGACCGATGATGCATTGACCATTACTACGTTCGGCAACTTTACCTTTGATGGTCCAAGCAGCATTCTCCGTTCCTGTGATGTCGACTTGTACACCTCCGGTCTTGCAATAATCCCCTGCAAGGTCTAGAGATTCGTTCTTTTGCTCGTTACAGCGGTATACTTTTTCGTGCCAGTCGCGGATACGGGTATCATAACCCGTTTGTAACCAGAATTGCCATTCATTCGGATCTTCGTAGATGTCACGAATTTGACAGAATTTGGTTGCGGCCTGAGTGTTGAAGGCAACATCCATATTCCCTTTCTTCTGAAGAACTAGGCGTGATCCCTGTCCCAATGCTTCGTGAGAGAGGATTTCAAGCGCAGGGCACATTGCGTCTTCACGCAAAAGTTCAATCATACGCTGCATTGAAGGATACTCCTGCATACGCAGTTTGTTGCGGAGAGCAGAGCGTGCAGCTATTAATACCGTTTCAGCACAAAGCAGCTGTGGAATTCCTGACTTGGAGGAACGCAGGTAAGTGTTGGCACCACCAATCCATTCAACCAAATTTTCATAAGCGGCGGAGTCTGTATCCTTTGTAGGCAAAGTAAAAAGACCTGATGGGGCAAAGTTGCCGCGAGCAGCATTGACATCACCTGTTGTAATCAGCATGTCGGCTTTGGTGAATAGGCCATCAAATGCACCTGACGGTGAAGTTGAGTCTTCATCACGTTCTGCATGAAACAATGTATATACTACATCTTCAACATGAGATTTTACCAATGTGAAGGCAACACGTGTTTCAAGAGGATGTTTCTTGTTGATGTTGCTGACTGGCTGACCTCCTACGATCAACAGTTCACCGTCATCGTATTTTTGAGAGTTTTCCTTTGTGATACATACAACATCCTTCGGTTCGATAACGGAAGGTTCATAGCCGAGCAGCTTATCAACCAGGCGGAAATTTTTCCCAATCTTGTAAGACTGAGTTCCACCGGCACGCCGGCGTTCATTGATCAAGGCATGTTTGCCTTGCAGATCCATAACGTTCAATCCCAATTTTGCGGCAACTTCCTGCAGGGTAGCAAATGGAAGAGCGCGAAGCGCCTTATCATATGTGATTAAGGTTTGGTTCAGTTTCGATACGTCAATTAATTTTTGAGACATATTCTTTAAATAGTTAAGGTAGGTTAGTAAATTAAAGGAGTCCGTCAGCCCTCAGGCGTTCTGTGATTCCCTGATAATTGCCGGCATTTTCCTCGCAGTAGGCAGCCAGTTCCTCTTTTCCTCCGTTTGCGACAGGTTCACCCTTTGGGGCAGGAACTGGTTCACCCGGTGCCGGAGCTTTCTTTAGATTGGCTACTTGTTCTTTGAGTTGAGTGATCTCTGAATCCTTGCCGCTTGCCTCGGTTTTCAGATTAGCGATCTCTTGATCTTTTTCACTTACTGTTGTCTTGAGAGTCGCTATTTCAGTAGTCGCATCAGATAATTTCTGATCGATCTCCTGTTTAGCTTGTACGAGAGAACTGTTCTCCGATTTCAGACGGGCGAATTCATTATGCAGGGAGTCGAGATTCTCTGCTGATAGTTCGGTCGTTACTGCCTTATCTTGGCTGATATTCAGAAAAGATAAAAAAGCTGACCACGATTCTTTTAAAGTCATTTTGTCTTTGAATGAAGTTGATAATACTGGCACGGAATTCGTGTCCATACCCGCTGCCAGGAGAACGGATGTGGAACGATCATAGAGGCGAACGGCATTGGAATTTGCCGGAATATCCACAATAGATGCTTCCATTAACTCGCATTCCGTGACAGTTTCACGGGTTTGACCGGGTACTAGAAGATCTTTGTTTGCTGAGGTAGCAATAATGCGGATTCCGACGCTTGCAGCGTTGTAAGTCCCTGCTTCGTATTTTGCGGCAATTGCTTTTGATAGATCATCAACTTTGTCGAAAATAGGAATGGCAGAAAGTTCGTCGCCGTTAAGTTGTATATCCTCCCAATGACCGATAGCTTTTGAATCTCCCCAAATGGGAGAACCCTCATCACGGAAATGCATATATAGCATGACCGGGTTTTTCTTGAATGCTTCGATTAGCATTCCGGAAGTAAGTACCCGGAATCCGTAACGATTGAGTGAGGAATCGGAAAGAATGATACGTTTTTGGCTCATTATACTGATTTTGGTGCAATGATACATTTATTGAAAATGGTACGGAAGGACGAATTATAAGTTGTAGTACTGAAGTATCGGATAAATAGAGGTTCCTGATAACTGTAATTCATAGCCGCTATAATCAGTCACTTTTTTCCCGATGATTTTATTCAGACTTCCCAATAGTGGATATTGTGCTGTACCATAAATATATTCATATCCGTTGGTATCTTTACAACGGAGAATACATCCTTCGACAATCTTATAGCGTAAATTATCAGCTTCTTTTAGGCTGATAGCTGCTTTGAGAAGCCGGATGTTTGTTGAATATTTATATATCGTACCTCCAGAGGTTTCATTAGGGGTGACAGTCGGAGCTTCAATAACACCTAGAGTGTGGAGGGGATGCCAGGCGTGTCCCTCTGTAATTTTGATACACGCAGTGTTCTGATGAACAGCAAACAATGCAATTTCATTTTTAAATAGGATATCGGCACTTAATATGCCTCCCATATTATTATAATTATTCATAAAGTGTTGATTTTCAATTAGTACGCATTTTTTGAGTCATTTTTCGAACATTTTTCGATCAAAAAAAGGACAATTAACTACACTTGCTCGGCTATTTTTTTGAGCGATTATAACCTCTTTTTTTCTCTTTCCGGCGAATTTCGGCTCTCCACCGGTAATAGTTCTTTTTGAATGCATCCTCTGTGATTGAATCAATTCCATACATAGTCATGAAATTATGTATCGCATTGATATAAGTGATACCATAGGTATGCTTTTGTTCGTCCAGGAAGTCATGGGCTTCTGCCCATAACATTCGATCGATCTTTCGTACGAGGATAATCTGTGAACGTATTCCCAGATAATTGTATGTTTTGGGATTTTTGCCTAAACTGCGTTCCGGCAGGATAATTTCTAGATTTCCATGATCAATGACGTTGCATGGACGTCGTTCAAGTAGATCGTAGATAAAGTGGTAGATATCCGTATTATCCGGAAAACGAATCGGAGAGTCCTGCATATTACAGAACTTTCCGATAAGATACTCCTTAAGATGTGGTGGTACTTCAATCTTAGTAGTAATCATAAAAACGTTTGGTTTAGGTATGGAGCTAATGTACAAAAAAGAAATGAAGAAACCTTGTATATCAATGAAAAAAGAGTGTATTCAGTGTATCACCCTTTCCAAAACCGTACTATTTTTTTGTGCGATTGTGCAAAATAACTGTGAACTTTTACTTAAGTGCTGAATATCAATCTGTTAACCCTGTACAAAATGATGTACTTTTTGGCACAAAATCATTGTTTTGCGTACAAAATGCATTTTTGTGCCTTTTTGTACGAATCGTACGTTTTTGTACGAAAATTGTGCAATGTGTAAATATCTGATTTTTAATGTAATAAATGAAGAAAAATAGGTGCCTGCACGAAAGCACAAAATTTTATCGTGTTTTTGGGTAGGGTATTTTTAAAGAAGAAAGAAAAATAAAAAATATATATATGTGTCCCTGATTTTGTCCGGCACTTCCTCCTGCACATTTGTTCAAAACGTTTGTGATAAGATGAAGGGGAGGCGAGGGGGAATGAAAAAGAAAGCCCGGTGCGCAGAAGCACACCGGGAAATAATACTAATGCTATATATAACAGAAATGAACCGACTTGCGTTAGCGTAAATCATCAGGATAAAACACTTGAGAAATGAGTTCGTATTCGCGAGGCAAGGACTTGACGCCGACTACAACACAAATACCCCTTGCGGCAAGCTCATACAGCCTTTGGGTAGTGATGATAGAACTGCGGAAACTATAGTTGCTGCATAGCACAAAATAAGCAGTAGCCAGGTCTACGGAATAAATATCTTTGCGTATTATCTTTTTGGCATCGGATGGGACTTTTGCAAAGCCAAGACGAACGGCCAGGCGTGATATAAGTAACTCTCGATCATCGGCAGACGGAGCAACAATCACCATTATTTTATTCTCTTTTTTTATCGGCATAATGTTGTGTATATCAATGAAAATTTGTATCTTTACAAAGTAATAATTTGGAATAATCTACTCATCTGCGATTCGAGTAGAAGTGGTGCCAATTAACAGCCGGTACTACTTTAGGTACGTGCCGAATAGCACTGTAATCATCAGAAAACTCTAAAAAATCATCTAGTACGTCCTTTCTTGTCGTTTCTTCTATAATATACATAGCAGCTATTTTAATGAATAGATCACGTGATGCGGGCTTGCAGTGTTCGTCAATGCGAATACTGCTCCCTTCAGGTATTGCAGCTAAGATATTATTGACGGCATGGTAGAAGCGCATAAAACGTTCCGGATTCTGGTGATAAACAGGAAGAACTTCTTCTAATATCTCTTGATACGTAAATGGCATTGTTATCGTTTATATTGGGGATCTGACCAGCTTTCATGTAGTAGCCTTTCATGCAGAGAGTTTTTTCCCGTTTGTTTATAGGTATTTTTTCAGTTCTTCTCGATCTATAAAAAAAGCACATGTCATATACTTGCCTGGTAATCCAATTGTCTGTGCTTTTGCATCATCTCCACAATCTTTTTCAGTCCCAAAGCCAACAATTGAGCCGCGTGGATCATCCTTAACATCGACTATGGTAGTGGACATTCTCAAACCTTTATTGTCATCTGCTGCCATTTTCTTAATAGCGTCCAGAATTTTATTACCATCATTATTCATATCTATATTATTTTTAATTATTCGACTTGTTCCTCACCTTCACGTATTAGGGTAAAAGGTAGTTTGGTACCACAATTCACACAATAAGCTGTTTTACTCTTGTTTAAGGAAACTCCATCGGAATATTCCCCACCGGAATATGTGCCGTCAGAATTATGCACACTCGTGTAACTCATTCTAAACAGATCACTATACTGATAACCGTAAAAACCATTGCAATAAGGGCAAGGAAGCGGTTGTGCTTCAGTTACTTTTATGGAGATTTTTTTGCTCATTTCTGTTCTTGCTTTGAGCCTATTTAGGCTACATCGTTAATACTAATTTCTCCTTTCAAAACTCGCTTTACCTGTCTGTCGATTATCTCTTGAAATTCAATTTGGCAGATAAGCGAGCAATCCGGTATAATCTCTTCTACTGGGTCGCCCCGCCACGTTGGCAGTTCGTCAAGGAAGATGCGCCCGTCTTTATCCTTTAGGCATGTTGCACCTACATCACGTTCAATCTGTACCATTTGAGCAAATACCTCCGGGAAGTCCTTCCGGATTTTGTTCCAGTAGCCCATGCCACCTTTCACACAACCGATGCAGTTGTTGTTATTGTAGCCCATCTTGTACATAGCGGGGATTTTAATACCGGCTTTCCAAAGCATACCCATAGCATCCGGTTTCGTAATCTGCTTTTCAATAAGCGGAAATAGCGGCTTTGTGTCTGGATATTGTTGTTTTAGCCGGATAGCCCGGTTAATCTCTTTCGGGTCGTAATCGAATCCCCAAACTTGCCCGCCCCAAGAACCAATCTCCTTTTCCAACTTATACCGAACTTTCTTTTTCAGTTCAAGAGTACAAGCAGCACCATGCGCACCATTGATAAATCCTTTCCGTAGAACATCGGCTACGCAAGTATATTTGTCGTTTTGGATAATGTGGATAGGCTGCCCGTACCACTTTTCGCAGTCTGCAAGGAATCGGGCGTTATCAGGATGCCCGGAGCCAGTTTCGATGTAGTAAACTTGCACATCATCGTACAAGCTCAATGCTATCTTACAAGCGACTGCGGAAGTTACACCGCAAGAAAACCATGCTATTATCATATTTCTTATTATCTTTGTTGAATTATTATCTAAAAAAAACAATTATGAAAGTTATCAATTTTAATGATCAGCAAGAGTTAATAGACTCTTATGGTAAAAAATGTCAGATTGAATACCAAGCAGTAGGATTTCCAAGTGAAGTTATAACAGGCACTCTTCTGAAAGCAGAATTCAATACGAAGGTTCCTTCTTTTAGAATTGTTGTCGAAATAGATGGAGTTGGGCTTGCCATCCCAGCCAATCATATTTTAACACTATCAGTTGAAGATTAAGAGTTTTACAACTGGAGCAGTAAAAGTGTTCTCCAGTTGTTTTTTACATCTTCAAATATTTTATATTTATTCATATCTGTTCTAATTTGAACTATTTATATTTTACTTCTCTATTTTTGCCAAATCAGTGAATGGTATTTGGTGTCCAACCTGAAAACTATCAGTGAATCTTCCCAAGATACACCAAAGTTGGTTTTCGTAAATTCTCCTTCTTTATAGTCTGTTTTCTCCGAGGAAAATACTTTTGGATACCGTTCCTTCCACTGTTTATTATCTTCATTAAGAACGGAAGCTCCATACGCTGTTAACGTGACTTTAACTTGGTCATTTAGTTCCATTTTTTTATTGTTCTGGATATCACTTTTGGCAATCCAACCAATTCAAAGCACTCTGTAAGCTATTAGTATAATTGGCGTTATAAATATAAGAGACTTCTTCGCCCTGCCTATATTCACGATCATTGTCTGTTTCGCCTAGAATAAACTCCATATTGGTAGTTCCTAACCTAAACACACCTATACAGTAGGTTACACCTTCACGTTTCTTACTCTTTTTGAGTCCTAATAGAAAAATTCCTTGTTTTTCTGACATAATATTATTCCTTTTTAAGTTTAAAAATCAATTTGCTTTTGTTCATATTCAGAGCTTATATCATCTGAATCATTATTACCGGTATAAGTACCTGTACCAACTGTAAAGTATTCGACTCCACCGGCTTTGTCGTCAATAACAGGGCGTCCGTCTTGGTCGACTTGAAAAGGATATCCCGTTTTGCTATCATATTTTTGCGGATTGAAAATATAGCCTTTCCATTCACAGTACATGATAAACTTCTTTTTGAATGCAGTGGGAGAGATGAATTTCCGTTGTGCGGGATCATACGTGCAAAAAGCATCATACAAATCTTTTCTAGGAAGACGTACATTAAGATGTTCAGCGCAAGAGAAGTACTCATCTGCCCAGGAAATGAGAGTTTCACCCATTTCTTGTCGTAACTTACGCTGTTCTAGTCGTTCGCCTGGCGCCTGTATTACCCCAAAATTGAGATATAGCTGAATGCAGTTAGCTAATAAGTTCCAAGTAAGATTCCATTGATCGAAATCCCACTCAGAAAAGAAAAGAGAGCCGAAATCGTCAACCGGTTTATGATTGTCATTGTAGAAATCGGAAAATGCCAACAACCATTGCCTGTCTTTAAATGAAGAACCGCTACCTTTTAATGCATGATTGGTCGCAATATATATTTTGGGAGAGGCTGAGAAGGGTATAGTAAACCGCCCTTCTCCTTTGTGATTAACACTCCAGTCTCCTGTGATATTAGGAAACAGAAACTCGAAATTGAAATTAAGCAACACATCATCTATAAAAACGATTTTCGTGTTTTCTTGAATATCATTCCAAACAAATTGATCATTGAATATATCTGGTCGTTTTCCTGGAATGTAGACAGTGGGAGTGACATGTCTCATGAGTTCTCCAAGTAAAGATTTACCGGAACGACCATTACTTTCTCCGACTTCAGATTGTTTTCCATCCATGCCAACTACCGCCCTGGCTACATTGTTATCCTTAGCTTCCATTGCTAAAAAACCGATAGCACAGAGCTTACTCAACAGATGCATCTTGTTTTCGCCATTTTCATCCGATTCTACTTCTTGCGCTGGTTTTCGCCATGTGAAATTTGATGCGTTTTGGAGAAATTGAAGAAAATGACATTTTTCCCCTTCCTCAGAAATCTCATAGAAATACTTTCCTTCAGCATCCCGTTTGAATGTAATGAGCGGTTTACCGAGATATTTAGCTTTGATTTGCTTACGTTGTTCTTCCCAGATGTGGTGGGTAATGCTTTCATATCCCATTTCTAACACCTTATCTTTTGTAATGTACCAACAGGCGCTGTCGAAGTAGAAGTATTGGCTTTCCCGGTTAGGTTTTATAAAGTTTGGTTCAATGAAATTCAATAATGATAATTTGTCCGGACCAACATATTGAGATACCCCTTTAATAAGCATTTCATTCACTTCTTTCTTGCAGTAATGTTTTGCGAACTGAAACAAATAGTCACGCGCATCAGAAGCTTCAATCATACGAACGACAGGAGGGTCCAACTGAATAAAACGGAATGACTTGTCTAACATTCTTAGACGGCCAAATCCTCTGTTTTGCAGGAAATTATGTGAATTGACATAGCAAAATTGGTATTCAATGCGCGTATCTCCTCCTCGAATGTTCTTTTCTACTTCTTCCCAGAATTTTTCATCATCATCGAAAGGTTGTGCTAAGACAACTTTACCACTATCATCGAATTTCCAGCGATATCTTCCGAATACAAATTCCGGAAGATTTTTTAGTACATCTCTATGTCTCTCTGCAAAAGATTCATACGAATGCAAGCACCATAATTCTTGAAGCTTGTGGTCGGTCCAAGTCGTGATCTTAAACATTTCCACGTATTTGCCCAGACCTTTCTTCTCGTTACAGGCTGCTTCTATATCTTTTGCCAATTCTTCCTCATGTCCTTTCAAACTATTGGCTAAAAGGTCATCCAATCCTTTATCTCCTGCTTTATTCTTTTGTATATGGCCAATAAATATTTCAACATAAATATTACGATTTTTCAAGGTACGCATATATTCCTTGAAATTACGGGCTGCAAAGAAAAAACAACTAGGTCGTTTCTCGACTTTGTCATTGAGTCGAATGTTTGTGCTGATATCATCCCAATCAGAGTCGAAGATAAAAGCAACCTCCTTTACTCCACAAGTTGTAATGATCCGAACGATATCTTCAGGGAGCGCACCGTTTAGACCGAGATTCTGTATACCGCTAACAGCGATAGACGGAATCCCGTGCTTACAAGCTTTTTCAGCCTTTTTTTCACCTTCCTGAATGTAGAGCCGGTCAAATTGTTGCTTCTCTTTATAAAGCCTCCGCATTCGTTCCGGGATGTAAATAGGGGTACCGCTTCCAATCGGAGATTTGTATTTGAACGGCTTGCCGTCTTTATCAAGATGTGCGTCAGGAAATTGCCAACGGATTCGATAGTATTCTTTTCGTTCACCAGTCTCTTTTTTACGATGATCTTTCCTGGCATAAGTGACAGGCATTCCTTCAAGATCATAATACTCGATAATAACATCATCACCTCTAGGATCTATGGTCCCATTTTCTGCGAGTGTTCCTGGACGAAAAGTGCGTAATTTGAATATAGATTCGTTTTTTCCTGTTTTATAGACATTTGCTGTGACGTCTTCAAATGTCAAACCCGACTCTGCAAGCATTTTAGCACAGAAACTATTAACATCATTTCCTTTGGCTTTTTTGCTGCCTTGCTTCATCTTTACCGGCTTCTTTTTTTGTTCGGGAACTGCATCCAGTAAAACACTGAATTTGCCGGCCAGATATTCAAGCGCTTCCGGAAACTGTTTTCCTTCTACTCGCATTAAATAATCTAACGCACCGACACCGGCAATTTGATGGCAAGAGAAACAGTTGTAAATATCCTTAGCGGGATTTACACTAAATTTTTTAGATGCCTTGCAATGCGGACAGTCGCAAACGTAACTTGTCCCGGATTTGCGTAGGTTCTGGAAGTCTTGTACCACATTCAATAGATGTCCGGTTGATGCGTCCTTGATGCGTCTTATATCATCATCAGTAAAAAACATAGTTATGGCTTTTTATTTGGTACGTGGAAAACATATTCTTTGAGGTGCAAATGAAGTTGTTTTTTAAGGGTTTCAATGGGACGGGATAAAAGTTGCGTATCTGCCTGCTGAATTATCTCTAAGAGACGTTGAGCTTCTTTTGGCGGAATGTCATTTATGGTGAGTAAACCACGATTATCAATGTCTACATACATAACATTATCTTTTTTTGCGTCCGCCTACGGCTTTACGGTGATAATTCAACTTATACCGTTGCCGTAGTTTTTCCGCATATTCGGCAGTTGCATCTTTGGGATCAACGAGGACTTGCGTTCGGGCATCTATTCTTAATAATATCTTATTTGATTCCTGCAAGGCAGATTGCTGGCAGAGTGCTGCAACTTCTTCCGGAGCATCTTTTTCAAAAAGATTTATTTTTTCTCTTTTTGCAGGATTGCTGGATGGACTGGGAGAGTGTACAACTTTCATAATTTGCTTTTATAAACCTTTGATTAATTCCTCGATATAGTCTTTTAAATAAGGAGGTACTTCTTTGGTGTTTGCTTTCTCTTTTTCTTGAAACTGATAGTATTCACTTGCTGTTAAAATGATGTTGCGTACCTCTTCAGATTCTTGCATTATCTTTATTACTGCTGGTATGATGTTATAAGGAGAACCTACTACTATTGCTGGGGTGGCAACAAGTTCTTGCTGCTTCTTATATAAGATACAAATTGCACTCATTTCATTTGACTTGAGAATGTTAGAGATTTGAATTGTAGTAGCGAAGATCTGCTCTTTTGTTTCTTTTAAATTTTTCATGACGTTTCTTTTTTTATTAATAATAGAAATGTGGGTATTCGGGAATCGAACCCGTCTGCGGTGAAATGTTGAAAAACCGTTGTGCTTCCTTACACTATTACCCATGTGCCGGGATTCTCACCCGGCAATTTTTGTGTAACAAACCTAACCAGGGGCTGGGTACCCTACATGCCTCCTTGAGCACGGCTTTTAAAAGGTTGATAATTGAAATGATAAACTTCTATTTTTTTCATTAAAATAATAATGTATAACTAAAACACCGGGCTTGTCCCGGACGCACTCCTTATGCGTATCTTGATTAAATAATGTATGGTTGATTGATAGAAGTTTCTTGTCTTCTAGCCCTATACTCCGTACGGCTTCTTCGGGAACGTCTGGTAGTATAAGGTGAGTCTGTAAAAATTGAGATTTCTCCACTAATAAAAATACATAGTAGTATGACGGATATTTGCCTTCGAACAAAAGGAGAGAGGTCCAAACTTATATTGTGGTGCGTACAAAACCACCATGCAGAGATTTCATTGATTTTGTTTAATCCTAATTTTTCTTTGACCTTCCGAAGAGTATTGTCTACGGTACGCACGCTAATTTGTAACAGTGAAGCAGTTTCTTTATATGAGCCTCCCCATGCGATACATTCCGTTACTTCATTTTCGCGTTTTGCAAGTATAACATTTAAGTTCATAGTTATATTTCTTCAATAGTCCAACAGTCTGTTATATCATATTTCTTAAAAACGTCTGTGATTGCAGAGAATAGAGTCACAGAGATATCAATAATTCCGGCGTTCAGCTTTTTGGAGAAGTACGATCGTGAGGGATTATTTAAAACCTGTATCAAGTCTGACTTGAGTTTATCTTTATCTTCTAAAGAGACTTGCAGATATCCTTTTTTAAATGAATAGCGTTTTTTCGCTATTGCAGGTGTTCTAGTTTTGTTGTACATTTGTTGCAATAATTTTGAAATCACTGTGCAAATATAGAGTATAAATTCTATATAAGCAAAATAAATTGAGAATATTTTCTATGAGTGAAGAAAGATTTATAGATAGACTGGAGGCTTTTATGAAAGCTGAGGGACTGAATGCTAATAAGGTAACTGTCGCAGCAGAACTTTCTAATGGTTTATTAGGGAAAGCGTTGAAAACGCGAGGATCTATGAACTCTGATAGTGTAGAACGTATTCTATGTGCTTACACAAACTTAAGTGCCGAATGGCTAATGACTGGCAAGGGTACTATGTATGTGAACGATCTGCCTGGAGACACATTTAATATTTCCAATTCACTGAACAATGATAGTTTGGTTTTCTTTTTGCGTGATAGGAATAAAGAACTTGAATGTGAAAACAGGAGATTACTTGTCGAAAACGCATCACTGAAAACTAGATTGGAGTTACTTGATAATTCCGAAGGTAAAACTGGATGA